GGTATCAATGGAGAACGACGATGACACCCGAAGCAAAAGTCAAAAAGAAAGTTGTGGCGCAGCTAAAGGAGTTACACGCATACTATTTCTATCCTGTTACAGGTGGGTACGGTAGAAGCGGTGTGCCTGATATAATTGGCTGCTACCGAGGCTTGTTCTTTGGGATCGAATGTAAGGCTGGCAAGAATAAGCCCACCCCACTGCAGGAAAAGAACCTGAAAGAGATACGTGACGCAGGTGGTTTGGACATGGTGGTCAATGAAGAGAATATGAATAACGTGGCAAAAGACCTTATGGGTTGGGCCACTGTTATTGATGGTAAACCCTAGCTGTGAGTGGGTTGCGGTAATGACATTGTCCCGCGAAAACCACAGCAGTACGAGCAGAGGAACTCCATGCACTTCAGAGTGCGGTCTTTCACCTTTGTGATCGTATCGAAGAAACCGCGATATGGTTAGCCCCTGCGAGTCTAAGCGCAGGGCACCACTTTAACAATGGAGGCAGACATGGATGATAAAAAACTAAACCCGTTTCAAGAGAACGAACTGAAATGGTTGCGTAGGCAGGTCGATAGAGCGCAAGATGATGTGCACCGCGCAGATGCTCACCCTAACGCGAAACAAGATTTGTGGGTGGCGCGAGAGCACTTGGATGTGTTTGTTCGTAAGCTGCGGCAAGAGGGTAAGAACATATGAGTAGGGTCATAAACATAGCCGCCGAGCGTGGTAATAAAGTGTTTGAAGACACGTTACGGAACACGCAGTACGGAGATAGTATTGTGTATCACGTAGGAGAATATGCAGGAGGTACGCACCGCGCCCCTGCAATGCAAGCCAGTAACGAAGGCTATGTAAACTTAGTACAAAGAAAGTTAAGTCCAAAACTTTTTGAATACATTGCACAGCGGCGCAAAAAGAAACTGAAGAAACCCCAATAATCGTTTAGGAGAACGACATGGCTAAGAAGAGTAAAGCGGATAAAATCTGGGCGTATAAGATCAGACATCCCAAAGCCACAACAAGCGAAATCGCTAAGGCTACTAAATCATCCTACAACTACGTTCACGCGCTGATGGCTAAGGTCGGCACACCGAAAGAAGTGTTCGAGAAGGAGGCGAAGAGGGTGACGCGTGGTCAAGTGTTAGATACAGCCAAGGAGTATGTGACCAAGGATCGTGCATCTGACCATGGTAACATGGAAGATAACTTTAATACTATCGGTGCGTACTGGTCCGTGCACCTTGGTGTCACGGTGGATGCTACTGACGTGGCCGTGATGATGAACCTGTTGAAGGTCGCACGCATCAAGTCGAACCCGAAGCACCCCGACAACTGGGTGGACGCATGTGGTTACATGGCATGTGGTGGTGAGATAGTGAGTAAGGGCTGATGGACCTTATAACCCTAGACTTTGAGACGTATTACGATAGGGACTATTCTCTGCGTAAGATAACAACAGAAGCCTACGTCCGTGATCCTCGTTTTGAGGTGATCGGCGTAGGTGTGAAACTGAACAACGGAGAAACGGAGTGGGCCAGTGGGACGTACAAAGAAATTAAGAGATACCTCAAGACCTTTCCTTGGGAAGACGCTATGTTACTTTGCCATAACACTATGTTTGATGGTGCCATTCTTAACTGGCGTTTTGATATTCGTCCTCGCATGTATACCGATACTCTGTGTATCGCCCGTGCTCTTCATGGGACTGAAGCTCGCGCAAGTCTCGCTGCGGTTTCTGAGAGGTACGGTGTCGGCACTAAAGGGCATGAGGTACTCAACGCACTCGGAAAACGGCGTGGAGATTTTGCACCCGAAGACTTAGAGCGGTACGGCGACTACTGCGTCAATGACGTGGACCTTACCTATAAGTTGTTTAGCATAATGGCTAAACAGTTCCCCCGCCAAGAGCTACGTTTGATTGACGCTACCCTGCGGATGTTTACCGAACCCACACTGAAGTTGGATAGCGGTATGCTGCAGTCGCACCTAGAAGATGTGAAAGATCGTAAGGCCAAGCTGCTAGAAGCTGCGGGGGTGACGGACAAGAAAGACCTGATGTCCAACCCGAAGTTCGCAGAGCTGTTAAAAGGTTTTGGCGTCAAGCCTCCAATGAAGATCAGCCCCACCACAGAGAAAGAGACGTTCGCGTTTGCTAAGAGTGACGAGGCGTTCAAACTTCTGTTGGAGCACGAGGATGATCGCGTACAGTCCTTGGTAGCCGCACGGCTCGGCACGAAATCCACGCTGGAAGAGACACGGACACAGCGGTTCATAGACATCGCTGACCGGGGGTGTCTGCCCGTCCCTGTAAGATACTACGCTGCGCATACAGGCAGGTGGGGTGGAGATGACAAGATCAACCTGCAGAACCTGCCCAGCCGTGGACCTAACGGTAAGAAGTTAAAGGGTAGCATCATCGCACCCGAAGGACATTCGCTCATAGATTGTGACAGTTCGCAGATTGAAGCGCGTGTGTTAGCGTGGCTTGCGGGGCAGCATGACCTGACCAAGCAGTTCGCAGATGGCGAGGACGTATACAAGTACATGGCGTCCAGTATCTATAACGTGCCAGTAGATGGGGTAAACAAAGACCAGAGGTTCGTGGGCAAGACTACCATTCTTGGCGCGGGGTACGGTATGGGTGCGCCGAAGTTCCAAGCACAGTTACAAGGCATGGGCGTCTACATAGAATTAGATGAAGCGCGGCGCATCATACAAGTGTATCGTGATGCCAACGGAGCTATCAGTCAGTTATGGCGAGACGCTAACAACACGGTGCAGTATATGCAGCGCGGCGACAGTTTACAGTTTGGTAAGGAGGGCGTGTTAAAAGTAGACGCACAGAAAAACGCCATCGTATTACCTTCTGGCCTACCTATGTTCTATCATGGGCTGGCAGCGGAGCAGGGTGAACGAGGTCCAGAGTATACCTATAAGACCCGAAAAGGTCCGAACCGTATATACGGTGGTAAGGTGGTGGAGAACGTGTGCCAAGGGATTGCACGGTGCATCATAGGCCACCAAATGTTACTTATTGCCAAGAGATACAAAGTTGTGCTAACAGTACATGATAGCGTTGTGGCCTGTGTAGCTGACGACGAGCTGGATGCGGCACGGGCGTACGTCGAAGAATGTATGAGCCAGACGCCTGACTGGGCCAACGGACTACCGATCACCTGTGAGAGTGGCACGGGCAAATCATATGGAGAATGCGAGTGACAAAAGTATGGCCGTGGTCGTTCAGTAAGATCAAAGACTTTGAACAGTGTCCGAAGCAGTATTACCACAAACACATCTTGAAAGAGGTGCCGTTCGTGCAGACCGAAGCTATCTTGTACGGCAACGAGTTTCACAAGATGGCGGAAGACTTCATTGGTAAGGACGTACCTGTCCCGGGTAAGTTTAGTTACGCAACCAAAGCCCTAACATCTTTGAAGAACAGGCAGGGTGACAAGCTCTGTGAAATAAAGATGGGTCTAACAGAGAACCTAGAGACTTGTGACTTCTACGCCTCTGATGTTTGGTTCCGCGGGATTGCTGACTTGGTGATACTGGATGACGAGGTGGCAACAGTTGTGGACTACAAGACAGGCAAGTCTTCTAAGTACGCAGACAAGGGGCAGCTAGAGTTAATGGCTCTGGCCCTCATGGCACGTTACCCACAGATCAAGAAAGTTCGCGCTGCCCTGCTGTTTGTGGTGTGTAATGACTTGGTGAAAGACACCTACATGGAGTATGATAAGAGTAAGCTGTGGGAGAAATGGCTCGGCAAGTATGGGCAGATGGAGACCGCAGCGAAGGAAGACATGTGGAACGCACGACCTAACGGGTTATGCAGACGCTACTGTCCTATCATTGAATGTGTTCACAACGGAGCAAACTGATGCCATACAAAAACCCCAAAGATCGTCCCAAGCAAAAGAACGCGCCCGTAGGTAGTAAGACGTTTGAAGCACGTATGGAACGCCAGCGCGCACGCCGAAAGATGGACCGCACCAGCAAAGATGCTAACAAGAACGGCAAGGCTGACAAGCGCGAAGGCAAAGACGTTAGCCATAAGAAAGCCCTGTCTAAGGGTGGTACAAACAAAGACGGTGTGACTGTGGAGAGCCGCAGCAAAAACCGCGCACGGAACTACAAAAAGAAAAAGTGATTTAGGGAAATCCCTAAATAGGAGAACACGATGCAGATTATAGATGGTAAGGCGTTGCTGTTGAAGCTACGCAACCCGAGACGTGTCACTGAGGTGATACCGAAAAGCAAAGCTGTGGAAGACCACGAGGTGTTGGTGAAGTGGGGCATCGACGAAGCTCATAGCCTGCGCAAGCTAAACATTGACGTGCCATCCCCGATCAACGGTAGGTACGAGTGGACAGGTAAATACGCGCCGTTTGACCACCAGAAAAAGACCGCTGCGTTCTTCACCATGAACCAGAAAGGGTTTTGTTTTAACGAACAAGGTACAGGCAAGACCGCCTCTGCCATATGGGCCGCTGATTACCTGATGAAACAAGGTAAGATCAAACGCGCTCTTGTTATATGCCCGTTGTCTATCATGGACAGTGCGTGGCGTGAGGACTTGTTTACGTTTGCCCCGCACCGCAGTGTAGACATCGCGCACGGCAGTTCCAAGAAACGTAGAGAGATCATCGAGCAAGGTGCTGACTTTGTGGTGATAAACTATGACGGTGTTGAGATCGTAGCTGATGCGATCATAAACGGTGGCTTTGACCTTATTATTGTAGACGAGGCCACACACTACAAGAACGCGCAGTCTAAACGGTGGAAAGTTCTTAAACGGTTGGTCACTGAAGACACATGGCTGTGGATGATGACAGGTACACCCGCCGCACAATCTCCACTTGACGCTTATGGGTTAGCTAAGATGGTCAACCCCAGTGCAGTGCCGAGGTTCTTTGGTTCGTTCCGTGACATGGTTATGACCAAGGTAACGCAGTTCAGATGGATAGTGAAACCTCACGCATCCGACACGGTGTTTAACATATTGCAGCCTGCCATACGCTTCACCAAAGAAGAGTGTCTTGACCTGCCCGACATGACATACGTCAAGCGCGTGGTCGAGCTTACACGCCAGCAGAAAAAATATTATGACATGCTCAAGAAGAGTATGACCATGACTGTGGGCGATGACGAAGTGACCGCTATGAACGCGGCGATCATTATGAACAAGCTCCTGCAAATCTCTGCTGGTGCTGTGTATACCGATGATGGTGACACGTTAGAGTTTGACATCAAGCACAGATACAAAGTCTTGAAAGAAGTGATTGACGAGAGCAGTCAAAAGGTTCTTGTGTTTGTACCGTTCAAACACACTATTGACATATTGACCGACAAGCTGCGTAATGACGGAGTTGCTACTGAAGTAATTCGGGGGGACGTACCTGTAGCAAAACGAACCGATATATTTAAGCGGTTCCAGAATACTCCCGATCCAAGGGTGCTAGTCATCCAGCCGCAGTCCGCGGCGCATGGTGTTACGTTAACTGCAGCGAACACGGTGGTGTGGTGGGGTCCAACCTCCTCCTTGGAAACATATGCCCAAGCTAACGCACGGGTTCACAGGTCGGGCCAAAAGCACCGATGCACCGTTGTGCAGTTGCAAGGCTCTGCTGTGGAAAAGCGTGTTTACTCACTATTAGATAACAGAATAGACGTACACACAAAAATGATAGACTTATACAAAGAAATACTTGACTAGGGTATTTTATACCACTAGATTATAATTCTCGTTACTAGAGGAGAACGCAAATGACGGATCAGTCCGACATACCTGCGGATAAACTGACAAAAGCCTACATCAAGTTACGGGCAAAAAGAGCAGAACTATCCGCACGGTTTAAAGAAGAAGATGGAGCGTTGGTACGCCAACAGGAAATCTTAAAGAACGCGCTGCTTGACTACTGTGAGAACCACAATGTTGAAAGCGTTAGAACCTCCGAAGGTTTGTTTTTCAGGTCTACTAAAACAAAGTATTGGACCAGCGATTGGGAGCAAATGTACAACTTCATTAAAGAGCATGATGTACCTGAGTTCTTAGACAAACGGTTGAATCAAACCAATGTCAAACAATTCTTAGAGGAAAACCCAGACGTACTGCCGAAGGGTATGAACGTAGATACCGAGTATGTCATATCAGTAAGGAAAAAATAATGGCAGAACCATTTGTACCAATAGAGGATTTGGCAAAGCACTTTGCAGTGTCTATTTCCACTATCCGTGCGTGGGTACGACAGGGGCATATCCCTAAGTCCACGTATATTAAGATCGGTAATACTTACCGTTTTAACAAGACTTCTGTGACCGAAGCCCTAACAGGTAAAGCCATGGAAGCCGAACAGGCCGAAATTCGTAATGAGCCTGTAGAAGAACAGTTGGAGTTTAACTTCGACGCCGACACAGACGTATAAGCCAAAAAGGAGAACGACATTGGCAGACACTTATATCATTGAAAACGTAGAAGCACTATGGCCAAAGCTAGATCAGACGTACGCGTTTGATAAGAAGGCCAACCGTAGTATGCCTTGTGGCCCACGGGATGCTAACGCAGAGTTTTCCATTGCTTTCCGCATGGACAACGCCACTGCAAAAGGTTTGTTCCAAGCCATGAGCGCAGCGTACGTGGCGAACCGTGAAGACAAGTGGGCTGATAAACTAGCCAACCCGTTTGTTAAAGACGATAACGGCACCATCACGCACAAGGCCGTGTTGAAGGGTTCGTATGGTGGACAGGTAACAAACAAGCCAGCCCAATACGACTCGCAGGGTAACATGCTACCAGAAGACTTTCAGTTGACCACGGGCAGCACTGTTAGCGTAGCGGTTAAGCTGGTGCCTTACGACTTTGGGGGTAAGCAGAGCGTGTCACTACGCATCAACGCTGTGCAGGTTATCAAGTATATTCCGAAGGAACGCGCCAACCCGTTTGGTGCCGTGGACGGTGGGTTCGTCATGGAAGACCCAAACCCGTTTGCACCGAAACCAAAAACAAACAACGTCTTGGCTATGAAGCCCTCCGTAGAAGAGGATAGCGACGACATGTTTGCAGCAGAGCCAGTGAAGAAGACCGTTAATAAAGCGGCTCCAGCTCCAGCGTCTAAAGGTGATTTGAACGACATCGTGGATAGCATGTTCGACGACGAGTAGATACAAATCCACGGCTGCTACGGTGGCCGTGGTTACTCTTATGGTATGAGTGGTAACAATGATAAACAAAAGATTTTTAGATTTGGTGTTGGCGCACGAGGGTCACTACTGTGTGTGGGCTTTGAAAGGCGCTAAACCAAACGAACAGATCAAACAGAAATTTTACTCGTCTACTGATGAGGTGCTACAGGCAGCACGTGATCTCGACGCAAACGGGTGGAACGCTTTTTTTGCAATGGGCACGTTCTTTGAGGCTGGGTCTCGCGTAGCCACCAACATGCAATGGATGAAGTCTTTTTTCTTGGACTTGGACTGTGGACCGAACAAAGAGTTCCCGTCTCAAGAGGTGGCGATTGAAGAGCTACGTGTGTTCTGCGAGAACAACGGTCTACCTACCCCTACACTTATTAACTCTGGACGTGGTGTGCACGTTTACTGGATACTGTCCGAACCTGTGTGTCGAGCAGACTGGTGGCCTGTAGCTGAACGACTGAAGAGGCTGTGCGCCGAGCAA